CCCGATCAGGTCAACCCGTCGCTCGGCGGTATCGCATGGCCGACACTCGAATCAATCACCTACCACGGTGCGATGCGAGCAGGTCTAGTCACACACGTCTTCACGGTCAGTGTGATTGTTGGTCGTGCCGCTGAACGCACCGCACAAAACTTGATGGACACCTACCTGTCTTATGACAGCGGGATTCGTGCAGCCATAGAAGGCGATACAACTCTTGGCGGATACGCCAGAACACTGATCGTTGAAGAAGCATCCAACATCTCAACCGTTGACGCAAACGACACGACCTACCTCACGGTTGACTTTCGTGTCGTCGTGTATGCTTAGCCCATGGCAAAATATCAGGTAGTCGAAGGCTTCACCGTTCTAGATAAACAATATCCAGCCACTATTGATGGCGACGAAGTTGACCATCTAGACTCTCTACTGGCATCGGGTCGAATTGTTCTGGTGGCAGATAAATCAACTTCCAAGGCCGACAAGGCAGGAGATAAATAATCATGGCAAAGTTAGTTCTCACAAACTCAAACGTAGTTCTGAACGGCACCGATATCACATCAAGCGTTGCAGCAGTAACTCTGTCAACTTCGGCTGCCGAAGTACCAACAACAAACTTCGGTTCAGGTGGTGCAGTAACTCGCGTCTCAGGATTGATTGACAACTCGGTGACACTCTCGTTGCACAACGACTACAACGCCATCGACGGACTCATCATGCCATTGATCGGTTCGACCGCTGTCACGATGGTTGTGAAACCAGCAGGCACAGCCGCAGCAGGATCAGCAACACCGCATTACACCTTCTCTGTGCTTTGCACAGAGTTCAGCCCAGTCAACGGTGCTGTCGGTGAATTGAACACAGCCGATGTAACGTGGCCGATCAGCGGAACAATCACCAAATCAACAGGTGCATAATTCTTAACAAAACAATCAGGAGGTAAGAATGAAAATCAACCTAGAAGTGACGACGCTAGACAACGTCACCACAAAAGTGACCGCACAATTCGCCGACTTCATTGCATTTGAAGGCGAGAAGAATCGTTCGGTCGCAAACTTCCAAACAGAACTACGCCTCACCGATCTTGCCTGGTTGGCTTGGCATGCAACGAAGCGCACAAAGAAGACCGCGATGAAGTTCGAAGAATGGATTGAAACAGTTGAGAGTGTGGAGGTTGGAACCGATTCTGCGGTGATCGTCCCTTTGGAGAATCCTCAGCCCACTGGCTGATCGCATATCTCGCCTGCGAGACACACATCGCACCATCGGTGCTATTACAAGAATCACCTAGAATGCTGTACACGATGCTCGGCTATCTGCGCTGGAAGAGCGTCAAATCAAATCCACCGCAAAGGATCCAGTGATGGCCTTCTCAGCATTCCCAAGCCTGCCAGGTGACAGCGGTTCAACCATTGGTCGTGGAAGCGGCATGGTCAATGGTAAAAATCTAGGATTCAGCGTTGTACCTGGTGGCAACACCGTAATTGTTAAAGACTTGTTTGAAACTTTACGCAAGTTCTCGAAGGCATCTCCGCAGTTCAACAAAGAGATGCGCAAGGTTGCCTACACAATCGCAAGAGACTTAGAAGCCAAAGTCAGAATCGAAGCAGGCACGGTCAGTCGAGCCAGTCAAGCAATACAAGTTGCCAAAGGTTTACGCGCAAGCAACGAACGAATCCCGACAATCAAACTGCGTGGCAAAGAATCGTTCGTATCTAAGACTCGTCCGAACAGTAAGCGCAAAACGAAAGTGACTCGAAGCGATGTGTTCTTCGGTGCGGAGTTCGGTGGCGGTGCTAGACCGACCACGAAACAGTTCTTGAGACATCGAGGTCAGTCGGGCTACTTCTTCTGGCAGACCGTCCGCAAACGCAAGAACGCCATAGCCAAGGAATACCTAGATGGCATGGACCGTGTCGTTAAAGAACTAGGCATCGGCTGATACTTGCATTCGGCTCAGGATTCGCTATCCTGAACCTAGGAGGTTCTGCACAATGTTTGAAGTCGTCGGTTTCCCATCCGTCAAATCCATCTACCCAAAGACCATCGCAACATCTTGGATGGACTTCGCCGCAATACTCGGCGACCACCAAGAACGTGAACAGAAGTCTGACGGCAAGTTGTACTCGCCAGTCACCTATCGTGAGTACACAACTCGTGGCAACGCCAACGTGTCACATGTCTGGGCGTTGGTTGCCGACCTTGACGGCGAAGCATTCGAGCAGGCTGATCTCGGATCGTATATACATTTTGCCTACACGACCTGGTCACATCGTGAAGACAATCCGCACTGGCACGTTGTCGTTCCATTCGAGCAGGCTGTGCCGGTACAGAATTGGGAAGAAGTCTGGTATGAAACACATGAGCGACTTCGTCTCAAAGGCGACCCAGCAACCAAAGACCCTGCCCGTATCTTCTTTTTGCCACAGCACCAAGCAGGTCAGCCATTCCGTACACATCACTCAGGTTGGCGATTCCTTGATCCAACCATCACCGACATCGCTGCACCGACACGCACGTTCTCTACACCGAGCATTCGATCGACTCGTCAGCCGCGTCGTGGTAATCCGATGCGATGTGTTCTTGACCCGAAGTGGTGGGATGCACCAATCGATTTGTCAGAGTACAAAGGCATGACACAAGCGGAGATACATAAAGAGATGCAACGTGAGTGGGCTGAGCTGCGTAAACGGATGGCTGCTAACTGAGTAGAATTGCTTCACCATGGCAGGTGAACGCACATTCGTTGTAAAGATTCTCGGCAACGCCGACGGTGCTATCACGGCGTTCAAGAACCTTGCTCGCGAAGGACAGCAATCAATCGAGAAGGTTCAGTCGATCGGTGCTGGACTTGGCAAAGCATTTGACTTTGTAAAGAAGGGTGCGTTCATTGCACTCGGTGCATTGACCGCGGTAGCAGGTGCAGCGACAGCTGCCGTCGCAGCAGCAGCCGCCGACGAAGCATCACAAAAGAGTCTTGAAGCACAGTTGATTCGTTCCGCTGGTGCAACAACCGCACAAGTCCAAGCGACCGAAGCGTTCATTGAGAAGGCGATGATGGCGACAGGTATCGCCGACGATGAGTTGCGTCCAGCGTTCGGGAATCTTGCCAGAGCAACAGGCGATCTAGAAAAATCTCAGCGTCTGTTCAATCTTGCGCTTGATATCAGCGCAGCCACAGGTCGCGATTTAGAAGCAGTCACACTCGGCCTCGGTCGTGCGGCAACAGGCAACATCGGCGCACTCACTCGACTCGGCATACCGCTCGATGAGAACACCAAGAAGAGCAAAGACTTCGGTGCCGCGCTCAATACTTTGGAACAACAATTTGGTGGTGCTGCCGCAACCGCAGCCGACACATTCGCTGGACGAGTAAAGATACTCCGCACATCATTCGGCGAAGTAGTAGAAACAATCGGCTTCCTACTTCTACCAGCATTCGAGAAGATCGTGGAGTTCTTACAGAAGCGAATCATCCCAGCGTTGAAAGCTGCGGTTGACGGGTTCAAAGATGAAGGTTTGGCTGGTGCGGTCAAATACTTTGCCGCCGCAATGGGTCCAGCATCGTTCATAGTCATTGACGCAATCGAAAGAATGATTCTTTCGGTGATCGAGTTTGAACAAGCGATCGTCAACTTCTTCAAACCAGGGTTCGCGTTCATAGACATTCTTCGAGCGATCGGTTCGGCTGTCACAGGTGGCGACGGAATCATCACAGTTGAACAGATGCTCATTGACCGAACCGAAGCAGTCACAGATCGCTTCGACAAATTGCGATTATCAATTCTTAACACGACCGCAGCATTGAATCTGTCCGGCAACAAGATCTCACCATTGATTGAACAGACAGACAGATTAGGAACCAAAGTTCTACCGAAAGCCAAAGAATCAACCGATGACTGGTCAACATCGCTGTCAGATCTTGACAAGAAAACAGGTGGCGCAGCCAAGACGGTTGAGACAGCCAAACAGAAGTTTGAGAAGTACACAGATGCGTTGAAGTCTTCGACATCTGCACAGAAGGCGTTCAACAATGCGCAGAAGGGTAGTGCGCAGGCTGCCGATAATTTGAAAGCCGCGCAAGATGATGTTGCCGCCAAACAGAAGGCGTTGAATGATGCGGTCAATGGGTTCGGTGCTGATTCTGATCAGGCTAAGAAAGCTCAGCGAGAACTGTCGGCGGCTCAACGCAATGTGGCACAGGCTGGATTCCGTGTCGAGGAAGCGGTGTTCGCTGTCGCTGATGCTGAGAAGGCACTTGCCGAACTTCGCGCCGATCCTCAATCAAGTGCGCAGGCTATCCGCCAGGCTGAGATTGATTTGGCGCAAGCGAAGTTGGCTGTTGCTGATGCAAGCGATTCGGAGTTTGATGCAACAAACAAACTGAAAGACGCTCAACTTGTTTTGAACGAAGCGGTGAGCGGTGCGATCATCGGTTCGGATACCTACAACAAACTTCTTGACGCGGTCAATGATGCAAAAGTCAAAGAGAAGGAAGCCTCGGATCGTTTGACTGATGCTGTCAAGCGTGAGACTGAAGCA